TAGCAAGGGGATTATCAGATATGATAATATCGTCACCTAAAATTCTATACGGCAAGTAGCCTTGGTCATCGACCTTGGTTCCAAGTTGTGCAGAAAGGGTGTGTAAGATAGCATGGTGTGTAAGAGCGAACATCGAGAATGAGCCATAAAGGCCCATCGGTTGTCCTGCTCCATAAATAACGTCTCCGAAGACAGAAGTCTTCCACTTTAGTTTGGCAGATCTTTCAAAGAAAGATGCCCAGTTAAGTTGATCGGGATCAGGAATAAACTTCCTGAGTAATCCCATCTGGAGTCGTAAAGGGAAACGGTCTGTTGCAGCTGATAAATCAACTGAATGGACTGTCTTTCCTTCCTTTAGACAGCGTTGAGCGTACTTTGCACCAGAAATCTGGTCATGTGTACAATCTTCGGGAATGTCTGAAAGTATTTGAACTAATGTATCATGTAGTGGTTTCAAGAAAACTTGCAACTCTGCATGAGGAAGTGCGATTACTCGCGCTTTGTTTCCCTTTTCAGGGAGTACAACTAGTTCACCACCATACTCTTCAAACTCGAAGGAGCCTTTGTCATAAAAATGACATGAGATTCCTTCAGTAGGAAGTATTTTGCGAGAAGTGTACCTTAGTGACTCAATCCATTGATTACTTTCATTCCCAACAAAGGGTTTGGCAGTGTTCAGTGAGGTTGAAACGGAAGGTCTAATTTTATCCACCGTTAGGTGTTTGAAAAGATTCTGTCCGTAGCGCATTGTATGTTTATTGAGTGAAATAGTCATAAACTGACCGTTCACAAAATTTTCTACTTGTCGCGTCATTGGGTTAGTAATATTTTGGATTACATCGTGTTGTTTCTTTAAAGAAGGGGATGTGTATGACATGTACGAATTAAGTACAGCCAGGCATCGTCGTGGTTTCTTCAAACCATATTTAAATAGAGTACCAAAAGGTCCTCTAGGAAAATCTCCTTTATAGGCAATCCAATCTTTGTCAAAAGGTTGGTTAGCGACAAGATGTATAAATTGTACTTTGAGCGTTTTTAAGCGTTCAACAGTCCAATCCGACCCATTTGCATTGTCCCACTTTAGTATGGTCTTGTGCAGGTTAGTACCTGCATAGCCCAGTAAGGTGAGATGCCGATTGATTTTCTCCACAGGGGTTAGAGTATTAATACTCATAATGATCTCCTTGTTTTAAATACAAGCTATATCATAGCTGTGATGGAATAATCGATAGGATTAAAGCATTTGACGGGGTTTCGGAACACGTATGTGAAGTTTACGTAATTTTAAGCGTAAAAGTAGCATATAACTTATCACTACAACAATTGTGTTTAAGTATCCGATTTCAAAGTATTTTCCCGTAGATCTGAGGCACATAGTGCTGAGGATTTACAAGGTAAGGTATTGAATTTCTTCGAAGCCTTCGGGC